GTAGATACGGAGCAAGGAGCATTTTACAGTTGGCACACATTCAATAGAACAAATCGAATAGCAAATCTAAATCTGCAAGGCGCTTACTTTCCTTTTAAGCTGCGACACATGATGCCTTCACAAAGAGTTGATTTTATAGATGCGTTATTATTAAGCGGTAAAATCAAGAATCCTGCTTTAATCTTCATTGACGGAATTGCCGATTTGATTGAAGACACTAACGACCTTGTAATTAGTAACCAAATCATAAACAAAATAATGCGCTGGACAGATGAGTTAAATATCCACGTAAACGTAATTATACACAACGCATACGGAACGAAAAAACCGACTGGACACTTAGGCAGCGTATCGGTAAAAAAGGCTGAAACAGTAATAAATATAAACGAAGAAGTAGACCAAGAAGGCACTGGATTAAACTATTTCGGAGTTACACATCAGTATAGTAGAGGGGCAAGTTTTGATAAATTCTACTTTAAAAATGACACACAAAATGGTAGATTGCAACAAGTCGATGAAAGTGGTATTGACGAACAAGAAAATATATATTAAAATTAAGTTAAATTGGTTTGCATATATGGAATATATTTGTATATTTGTCATGTAGAAAGGAAATAACCACTACATTAATAAATAGAAATCAATGGAATACGCAATTATAGACTATAAGACAAAAAATAGAGTTTTTGACTTTAACAACGCAAAACTAGACACTCCAAGCGGTCAACTCTATTTACAGCATTTAACAGAAAAAGGGTACTATTCACAGAAAGCCTTACGAATTAACTTTGAGTACAGTTATTTTAATGATGGCGGTGTTGATTGTTTGATTATTTCAAAAGAAACAGCCATTTTTTTAATTGAAAATTACACTAATTTAAATGGTAAAATATTTCAAACGTACGAACAAAGAAAAAAAACTGAAAAAGCAGCAGGAGATTTAGCTTGGTGTTCATCAATGAAAGACCCTTATGATGTTGGATAATTGGCACGAAAGATACAAAGCAATGAAGTTAGATTTAAGATTAAATAACTCCGATATTGCTCAAAACCTAGCATTATAATCAATCAATCAAGCTGAAAGGCTTTAATATTAACATCAACTAAAAACTAGAAATTATGACTAATTATTTTGACATCAAAGGGAATTCATTAAATGAAATTGTAGAAAATGCTAAAAAACAAAATCTAAAGTATTTTGTGCAGCCACTAAATTCTTCGGAAGATCACTATTATTTTTTTGAAACAGAATTAGAAGCTGATGATTATGCTTCTAAATTTGAAGAAGAAATGGCAGAAGTTTGGAACTTAAATGATGCAATGGAAGTAGAAGTTTTATTACAAGAATAAAAAATTATGAAAGCTAAAATTAAAATCGAAAAGCCTTTTAAGGACAAAAAAGTAAAGCCGAAGGGTACGTTTTGCGATGTATGCGGTAGCGATGATATTATAGAAGCTCCTTCGATGGGTAGAAACTGCAATACTTGTAATCCGATTTAGCACAATGCACTACAACGTTTAGTGTATGGTGTCGTTTGAGGCACGAAAATGCACTATGACACAGTGTTGTGTGTAGTGCGGATTATTAAAAACTAAAATTTAATTGAAATGAAAATAGCTAAAAAAGATTTAAAAAACATTGAGGTTGAAGTGAATAAAAACGGAGGCTTTACCGTGTGGATGACAGAAAAGAAAAAGGTAAAAGGCAAGATGAAAACAATGAAGCATTGGATTATTGATGGTAGCTGTATAAAAGAGGATGGTGAGATTAGATTAGGTAGTAATGATATGTGGAATGTAAATGCCAAGTATAGCGAAAAAGACAACTCTATAAATGTAACAAGAGACTAGTATTACACACAACTACGATATATCAAAAATTCAAAATATGTAAAATGGCTTGAAACAAAAATAATAATCATTAAAACCTAAAAAAATGAGAAATTACCTATCTTTGCTAAGTGAATGCAAAGCAATACATAAAATTACACTTAGAAGAACTCAAAAAAAAAGGAGTGATAAAAGACTTCACACTTGAAAAAAGATTTGATAAGATTAGAAGGTTTAGATTTGATTACGCAATAGAAGAAAAAAAAATAGCAATAGAATACGAAGGAGTGTTCAGCACAAAGTCAAGGCATACTGGAAAAATGGGATATTCAAAGGATTGCGAGAAGTACAACCTAGCAATATTAAACGGTTGGAAAGTTTTGAGGTACACAGCAGTAAACTTTGGGAACTTAGAAAAAGACTTAAACAAATTACTAGAACAGTAAATATGGCATATACTAAAGAAAAAAAGAAAACTATTGTACAAGCTATACTAAATGAAGTAATGGAAGGTATGGCAGTAAGAAATGCTATAAAAGTACATAACATATCTCAAACAACATTTTACAACTGGTTAAGAGAAGATGAAGCTAAATTGGAACAGTACGCGCGCGCAACTGAAATAAGGGCAGATGTAATGGCTACCGAGATTTTGACAATTTGTGATGCTACTGAAAACGATATAATTGTAGACGAAAACGGAAATCCTATAACTAATCACAACGTAATACAACGTGATAGGTTAAGAGTAGATACTCGTAAATGGCTAATGAGTAAGATGCAGCCTAAGAAGTACGGAGACAAAGCACAATTAGACCACACAACAGGGGGTGAAAAGCTAATCAACAAAATGGAAGTAATATTTAAAGACTTTTCAGAAGATGCAGAATAGTTGTCTCCACCCCGTGTGCAATGTTAACTAAACCCCTATAAACGCTACAAAGTGAAAATAGTACCAAGCACGTATGCAGAGCCAATTTATACCAAAAAATTCTATGAAGCAGATTTGTGGGGCGGTCGTGGTCGAAGTGGTTCGCATAACATTACACTTCATGCCTTATACATGATTATAAGCTCAAATTATTTTAGAGCGTATTTCACTAGAGCAATTCAAAACACAATTAGGGAAAGTTTGTGGCAGGACTTCAAAGATAGGATTGAAGAAGTTGGAGACTTAAACGGTATTGATTTAATGAAGCAATTCGCTATTGACGAAAGCAAGATGAAAGCAGTTTATTTGCCAAATGGAAATACTATAAAATCAAAAGGCTTTCGAGCATCTTCAAAAAGCAATACTGCAAATATGAAGTCTTTGGCAGGTGCAACTCACATTTACATAGAAGAATCAGAAGAGGTCGGAGAAGAAGAATACAACAAAGCAAAGGATTCACTTCGTACAATCAAAAACCCAGTCCAGATTATAAGAAGTTGGAACGCACCGCCGAAAGACCATTGGCTAGTAAAAACCTATTTTGATTTGATGCCAGCTGGAATCGATGGTTATTATAAATTGAAGCCAAAAGGAATAAAAGGACATTTGCCTTTATACGCAAACTACTTAACCAATCTAAAAAACCTAGACCCGAATACAGTAGCAAATTACAAGCGTTACAAAGAAACTAATCCACGTTATTACTACAATCAAATATTAGGGTATGTTTCTGATGGTGGTGATGCAAAGGTGTATTTTGGTTGGAAGAAATGCAGTAATAAATATTTTGATGAGGTCGATGCAGACCAAGAAGCCTATGGGGTAGATTTTGGAGACACCGCACCAACCGCAGTAATTCATATAAAATACAAAGATGGTTGTTTCTATTCCAGAGATGTATTATACAAATCAATGCGGGCCTTAAAAGTAGAGTATCAAGACAAAATACGACCAGAAGATGTTGAAGGAGTTGAGGACAATGAACACAATCAATGGCTAAAGCATAAAGGCGTTTTATCCTATGTTTTTAGTTTAATGAATGTAGATAGAAACAAGCCAATGTTTTGTGACCCCGCTCAAAAATCAATCATAATAGAATTAAGAAATGCTGGCTACAACGCTATCAGAGCAAGAAAAGAAAAAGAAGCAAACATTAACTTCATCAATAGAGCAACAAACATCTATACAGAAGATTCTTACAACCTAGAAGAAGAATACAACCACTATTACCTTGAAAGAGATGTAAACAAAGTGCCTATTGATGGCAAACCAAAAAAAGGAAATGACCACATATTGGAAGCAAGGGAGTACGGATGCAGAGGTATAAAAGACATGCTAGGGTTACAATTATAAAAGATAAATAAAAAATGCTTAGTTTTGCGTATAATATATTACTAAATGGCTTACTTAAACTTCCGTACCAGACTGGCAAATTTAATTTTAGGTAACAATATACAAGGCTTACAGCATTACGAACGCTTCATTCCGAAAACTCAGTATAACGATTACGCAGAAGAATTAGAGAAGTTAAGAGTTGTGATGAGCAATCCAGCATTGCTTAGAGTTATTAAAATTAAATGTGATTTATTTTCAATTGGCAAAATAATTGAAAAAGATGCACAAGGTGAAATAGTAGAAGAAAGCGAATTACAAACATTTTTTGAAAAGCCTAATTTTTTCCAAAACCAAAAGCAATTCTTATGGGATTTTATGTTTTGGACTTGTTTAGGAAATGCACGTTTAATGATAGATTCAAAAGTAGTCAAAGACAATAATGTAATGTATTGGTTAGATTCTTCAAAAGTGGAGTTTTCAAAATACATACTAGACAATGCAGACAAATTAGTATTATCAAAGCAAACATTCAAGAAGTTCCAAGACCAGAACATCGAATACCGATACGCCAACGGAACAAAAATAAACATACCATTTAAAAAAATAATCAACTACACAGACAACACGAATGGAGCTGGTAATTGGTTTAATGGATTTAGCACCATTGAAGCATTATACAAAGTGCTATCTAATTCAGAGTTGAGCCTAGATGCAAAAAACACTAACTTAAATTTAGCAGGTCAATTTATGGTGGCGCATGGAGGAGGTTTAGATTCGTCTATGATGCAGCCAGAAGATAAAGAAAACATTGAAACTAAAATAGGTAAGGGTAAAAAGAACATTCACGCAGTACGAACAGCAATAGATATAAAAAGATTTGTTGAAGATATTGCAAAACTAAAACTAGACGATAGCTATAATAATGATTTACAAATTATCGGTTCAGTTTATGGGATTCCAAAAGATGTGATTGAAGCATTTGAAAGTTCTACTTATACAAATCAGCAAATTGCTAGAATGAGTTTAGTTGATTACGTATTGAAACCAAAATCAGAAGATTTTTTGGAAGGGATTAGAAAGCATTTTGACTATGCAAATGACTTAGAAATGAGTTGGGAACATTGTTCATTTATGCAGGAAAGCGAAGAGCAGCGTTACTCAAAAGAATTAAAAAGAGCGCACGTTTTAAGAAGGTTATTAGAAAGCGGAGTTGATGCAGTAGATGCAGAAGCATTGTTAAATTACGAATTTACAAACCCTATAAAATATGAAAAAGGAAATACAGGAGCTTCAACAGGATTTGGAGACAGCGAAAACAGCTAAAGAAAAAAAGATTATCTTTGAAAAAATTAGAAAGTTAAAAACAAATAACGAAATCATAAAGTAATGTTTTGTCAATTAACAAATAAAGAGTTTACAACAAAAGAGAAAAGGTTTGCATACATAAAAGCAAACAAAGACTTTATTACTAAATCTCTAAAAAGTACGCCAAAGACTAAAAAACATAATCTTTTGGGGTTTTACAGCGAAAAAGCTAAAGCAATAAAAGCTTCACCAGATTTTGATTCTGATTATATTCATCCAGTAATTAGCAATACAAAGTATTTAGATGGTCATGCAGATGTTCATTTAGATAATTCAATGAACAAAACAGCAAAGGAGCAAAATAGAAAAGTTTACTATACAACCGACCATGAAATAAAAACTAACAATATCATTGCTATGCCAGAAGATGTGGAGGTAATGATAATGGATTTAGATTGGAAGGAATTAGGTAAAAACTTTGAAGGCAAAACACAGGCATTAGTTTTTAAGATTAAAAAAGAAGATATTATAAATGCATCTTTTAAATCAATAATTGATAAAGGTAAAAAAGGAATGCAAAATTCAATCCGTATGATTTACATAAAAGTAGACATAGGATTTAATAGTAATGATGAACAATTTAAAGAAGAAAAAAAGTATTATGACGAAGCATTTGAAAAGGCTGTAAACAAAGAAGCCTTTAAGGATGCTGATGTAGTAACACTTGTAAGAGAATTAAAGATACATTTAGAAGGCAGCGCAGTTCCTTTTGGGAGCAATGGTGCTACACTAATAAAAACAACCGAAGCCGTTATTAACACTTCAAACGATGAGCCGTTGGAAAACACTCGGGAAATGAGCATTAAATTGCAACAACTTTTAAAATTAACAAATTAAAATAATTATCATGGCACAAGAAGAAGAAAACCTAAAGGCTATTGAAACTATTTCTGAAAACGTACAGAAATATAAAGAGCAATTAGGTGAAAAAGCTGATGCAGAAGAAGTGAAAGCATTGGAGACTAAAATTGACAATCTAAAAAAAGGGATTGACAAAATTTCAGAACAAAAACTTGATGAAGAAATCAAGCTGATAAATGAAGGAACTGCAAAAATGTGTTTGCAAGTAGCTGAATTAGCAGAGGACTTAAAGGCATTAAAAGACAATGCAAACAGCAAATCAAGTAAGAATGAAATAGTTACTGAAAAGCAACTAAATGATTTTAACGGAAAACTTTTCACAAAAGAAGGGAAGAAAATACCGAATGCAATAGCAGAACTACAATTAAAAGCTGCCGAGACATTTGGTTTTGACCAAACTTTCAATGGTGATGGTACAGGAGTTCAAATTGATGCTTTTACAGGTCGTGAAATTGACCCAGTATTATATCAAAGAAAAAGAAAAAGAAATCTTATTTTAGATAGATTTGCTATTCCACAAATTAATGTACCGACTTTATACTACCTTGAAAAAGAAGAAGTGGGAGATACAGAAACAGTTTCTGGAGACCCGGGTGCAGCTGATTGGATTACTTCAGGAGCAGCAAAACCAAAACGTTCTTTTAGGTTAAAGACTGGAAAAGTTGAAGCTAAGAAGGTGGCTATATTTGCAACAATTGAAGATAAGATGTTAAGAGACGTTGCATCTATGAACAATTGGATTCGTGAAGATTTAACGGATGAAATGATGGAAGCGATTAACGATGGTTTATTAAACAATAACCCTTCTGTTAATGCAGATGCACCGCTTGGATTAAAAACAAATGCAGTTCAATATACAGCAACGCCAGCTTTTGAAGATACAGTTGATGAACCTAATCAAATTGATGCTATTATTGCAGTGATTGCATTCATGGCTGATAGTAAAGAAATGACTGGAAGTATTCATGTTTCTTCTGATGTGTATTACAGAATTCACAATTTGAAAGCAACCGATGGAAAGTACTTAAATAATAACCTGATTTATGTTAATAATTTAGGTCAATTATTTATAGCAGGAGTTCAAGTTATTTCAGAAGATAGCGAAGATGTGCCTTCTACACATTTACTAGCAATTAGTAACGATAATCCTTTTAAAATACGTGCTTATGGCAACATGGTACTTGAAACAGGATTGAACGGAGAGGACTTTAGGGAGGATAAAACTTCATTTAGAGGTTACCAAGAGTTCTTGAGCTACCTACCTGAAAACAACGAAAACGGAGTTGTTTATGATACTTTCGCAAATATTTACGCAGCAATCTTAAAACCAGAAGTATAATGAGAACACCGAACAAAGTTAAAAAGACGAGAAAAGTTGTTTTTGCAGAGGATTACAAAACCAAAGGCGGTGTAGTAATTTATGCAAAAGGAAGCATTCACTTTATTCATGAAAAAACAGTTGAAAAACTAGAAGGGCAAAAAGTGAAAATGAAAGTTAGTAAAGTCGACTATGAAGAATCAGTTGACAAAGCTAAAGAAATTGCGTTGGCTCAAAAAGAAGCTGAGAAAAAAGCAAATAAAAAGTAAAACATGATTTACGACTTTTCATATTTTAAGAATGAGTTATTTATTCCTAATCTAAATTCAGATGGTTCGGACATAGTTTCGGACAATGAAAAGATTTTGGAGTTAATGCAGTTTTCAGATGTGAAATTCTTAACTGATTGTTTTTCTTATGAATTTTCTAAAGAAATACTTGAATCTGTCAATTCAAATGGAGAGGTCAATAGTTCAGCATCGCAATTAATCAAAGATTTGATTGATGGTGATGCTGAACATAATTGGCTTGGATTAAGATTTGAAATCAATGGTATTAAAATGAGTGTAATGGCTAACTATACATACTGCCAATATTTGGTTCAAAAAGAAAAAAGCAGAACTGTTATAGGTTCGGTTAAAAATGAATCTCAAAGCGGTATTGTGGCTAGTAATTGGAGCGACTATGTACAGGCTTGGAATCAATTAATGGTGTTTAGGCAATTAAATTATGTAGACTATCAGTATAACTTGACTAATTTCGGTATAAAGCTGAATAAGTTCGGTGTTAGTTTACAAGAATATATTTTGAATAAACAAGAGCTGAATACAGAACACTTCAAATTATACGAAAAGGTTAATTCATTCGGAATATGATAGTGCCACACGAAATACTTAAAGAGTTAATCAATACAGAAATCGAGAGCGTAAAAGGATTTGGTTTTGGAAATGTTGGAGAGCTTAAAAAGTATATGGATTTAAAGGGTGGGAATATTTATCCATTGATTTGGGTAGAGCTTCCGTATCAATCTGATGAAAGTAAAATTGATTTGAGTTATAGAGAAGTGCCAGTAAGAATGTTTTTTGCAACCACTACAAGGATTGAATGGCTTAACGACAAGAGAGAAATAGAAACATATAGCAAAGTATTAAGACCGTTGTATGATAGTTTCTTAGAAGTCGCTAAAAAGGCTAAACAGTTCGAGTTTGTAGGTAGAGAAGTAAATGCAATAGAGCAGCATAATTGGCATACTTCGCAATTTGAAGTATTTGAAAAGGGAAATAAAGTAAATGCGTACTGGGATGTAATTTCATTAAGCTTTACTGGAAGATTTAATAATAATTGTAAAAACAAATGTAATGAGTAATTTTGATAAAAAAAATTGTGATGTTAATGAGCTTGGAACAGGCTTATTAAATTGCATATTGGAACTTGGATATCCGAAGGGTTTTGTAAAACTAAACAAAAACTTTTCAGCACCAGTTGCAACAGAAATAGACTTGTCGTACTTTCAAGACAAAGTACAGGCTGGCGATTTTGTACCATTTTTAGGAGCAGATAACAATGAGTTACCAATTCCAGAGGATGTAACACAAGAGGTTGCAAATGGTAGAACGTTCACCGCTAGAGATGGCAAACGAATGATGACCTTTGGTTATTTAGTAGGAGACTACTATTTAAACAAAATTATGAACTCGCACAAATCAAACAACTTTGGTCAAGTGGCTTTAGTGTTTGAGAATGATAGCGTGTTAATGGTGCAATCAAAAGATGGTTTAACAGTAAAAGGCTTTGAGGTTGGTATGTTTAGTCCAAATTACCAGTTTTTTGATGGTTCGGTAAGTTCGGAAACAAAGGCAGCGATGCAGTTGTTACTACCAGACGAATTTAATAAGCAAGGAGTTATTTATGAAGTTGCTGGAATTAATAAACTTAGAGGTGCAAACGAAACAGAATTAACTATTTTGACCGCTGCAAGTGGTGGGGCGGTAATTACTGCAAGTGCAACGTTTCTTTTTAACCGTTCTATTAACGTAGAGGGTTTAACAGATAATGAGTTCAAAGTAACGATTAACGGAGTTGAAGATGATATTATTTCCGTTTCTTTTGCAGATGGTGTTTACACTATAACAGCAACAACAAGTTTCGCAGTAGACGATGTGGTTGTAGTTAGTTTATACGATCAAACGGAGGACTTTACTATTGTTGAGGTTTCGGGAGACTTTTACGAAGGTACTTCTAAATCTTTCGTAGTAGTATAAACCAATTTAGTATTAATTAGAAAGGGAATTGGTGTATGCTAATTCCCTTTTTTTAAATAAGATAAAATGAAAATAGGAAACATATATTTTAGCGACAAAGGAATTAAAGAGTTTGAAAAGTTGACCAAAAAACAGCAAACCGAATACTTAATTGTTCGAAAAAATCCACCGAAAAAAATAAAGCAATATCTTAAAGGCGTGAAATATGGCAAGCTTCAAAGGAGTGAAAAAAAAGGTGACGAGAATAAACAAACTAGCGAAGTTGAGAGCAATAGTAGCGAAGATAATACTTAGCGATAAGTTTTTAGCAGATGCAAAAGCAGCAGAGTTTAGGGAGGGTGAAAACCCTGATGGCTCAATGATTGGCAGTTATAGAAGTTTATCCTATGAGTTATTTAAGGAACAAATAAACCCAATTGCAGGAGGTGCGGTCGATTTGATGCTTACAGGTGCATTTATTGATAGTTTTTTCACAAAGAAAGCAGGAGCAAGTAAGTTTATTTTCGGTGCAACGGACAAAAAGAAAGCGCATTTAGTTGAGAAATACGGTGAGCAGATAATGGGATTAAGCCAGACAACCTTCGATGTATTGCAAAAAGAAGTTTATTCAAAGCAATTACTGGCAGAAATTAGGAAACAAATATGACTTATAGCGATTGTAGTATTCCTTCGAGATTGTTTTTTGAGATAGTAGACAAAGGAGACTATTCTTTGCTAGGCTTCAAAACTGATGCAGAAAATAATGAAGCATTTGAAAAGATATTTGATGAATATTACGAGCTAACAAATTCATCACGAATAAAAATAGATTTATCTATTAGAAGCGACATTTCAATGCTAACCTACAAACTAAAAACGGTTGAATTTACTTTTGAAAGCATTGTAAACCTACCAATGACTGATGCACAAAGAGGTGAGTTAATAGATTCTTTGAATCAATTAGGCGTCAAGATTGACAAAGAAAAAGACATAATAGAGCAAATTGAAAACTTGAAAAGGACTTATTTAGGGGGTATACGCAATAAATTAAGCCTTTTAAATGACAAATACGAAAGTCTAAAAAAAAGTAGTGGAGTAAAAACGAGTTATGAAAAGATGCTAGTTAATATTGAAAACGTTTTGGAACGTAGTATTCCAGAAGATATTTCACTTAGGAAGTTTTTAGCCTATGAACAGTCGGTGAAAGAAAAAATTGCACAACAAAAACAAAGAAGATGAGTGAATTTATAGAAGTACTATCAAAAGAAGCAAAAGCCGAATTAGACGCTTTCATTAAGCAATTAAATGAAGGTGTAAAATCTGTTAATCAAATTAATGCATCTTTCAAAAAGACAAAAGTTCCAAGTTCAACAAATAAAGAAATTAAAAAAACGGTTGAAAGTA